GAATTCCGTTTCATGGTCTATGCCAAACACTCATGGAAATATGCCATGATCCTCAAAGGGCTGGACCAATTTGAAGCGCAAGACGACTGCCCTTATGCACAGGCATTCTCAAATGATGAAATCCACCAGCTTTTAGGTGAAAAATTTGAGGTTGCGGATTTGCGTCAAGACCACTGTTTCATGTATAATGTACAAGCCTACAAAGAAGGACGCTATGAACTAGAACCTTGGTTTGCGGCCATGACGGAACAACATCGAGAAGCGGTGAAGAAACATCTTGGTTGGCATTTACTTGTTACTGCAAAGAAACTATGAAACTCAAAGTCAGCGAACTATTTTATTCAATACAAGGCGAAGGCCGTTACATGGGTGTGCCCAGTGTGTTCCTTCGTGTGTTTGGTTGTAACTTCAAATGCGAGGGCTTTGGAATGCCACGCGGTGAGAAGTCCACAGAGTACCTACAGGTTGATCCAGAAAAGTACACCGAATACAAAACATTGCCCCTGGTATCCACTGGCTGTGACAGCTACGCAAGCTGGGATCCAAGATTCAAGCATCTGAGTCCTGTGTTGGAAACCAACGCAGTTGCTGATGCAATCTTGAGCATGCTGCCACACGGTGAATGGCGAGACGAACATCTTGTGATCACAGGCGGCGAGCCACTGCTGGGTTGGCAACGTGCTTATCCAGAGTTGCTGGAAAACATCAAAATGTTCAAGCTCAAGGAGATAACCTTCGAAACCAATGGCACTCAACCATTGAGCACTGAGTTCAAAGACTATCTCAGAAGCTGGAGCCGTTGGTACAATCGTGAAATTACATTCTCAGTCAGTGCCAAACTTCCTTGTAGTGGTGAGAAGTGGGAAGATGCTATCATTCCCGAAGTTGTTTGCGAATACGAAGACGTTGGCACAGCATACTTGAAATTTGTTATTGCCACCGAACAAGACTTTGCTGACGCCGAATGTGCCATTGCTGCTTACAAAAAAGCTGGCTTCAAAGGTCATGTATACTTGATGCCAGTGGGCGGCGTTGAAAGTGTGTATTCACTCAACAACAGAGCTGTGGCAGACATTGCCATGAAGCATGGACTTAGATACAGTGATCGACTGCAAGTGCCATTGTTCAAGAACGAATGGGGAACCTAATGTTTGATTGGTTCAAGAAAAAACGCAAACCTGCGGTGCAAGAACCCAAGCCGCGCAAGGTAGAAAAATCTGAAAAGGATCTTTATACCGAACGTGGCGAGCCTTGGGTGCAGGTGCTACGCATTGATGTCGATCCCAACAACTTGCATCAAGGTGCGTTTGAACTTGATTGGAACGAAATCTTTGTAGCACGACTGGTCAAAGCAGGCTACATGATGAAGAAGGACGACTCCGATGCAGACATTGTGGATCGCTGGTTCCAGAATGTGTGCAGACATGTTGTAATGGAAACTTGGGAACAAGAGCAGGCCATTGCCAAGAGTTACAACGGACAGTTTGTTCGGGAACGAGATATTGGTGACGGACGTCGAGAAGTATCATGATTTTCAATCACATCAAAAAACTCAAAGCCGAAGGAAAAAAGATTGGCATCACCTTTTCGACTTTTGATATGCTTCATGCAGGACATATTGCAATGCTTAGTGAGGCCAAAAATCACTGCGACTACCTTATATGTGGGCTCCAAACCGATCCCACCATTGACCGGCCTGACACAAAGAATCACCCTGTACAATCTGTTGTCGAGCGACAGATACAGTTGGCCGCATGCCGTTATGTTGATGAAGTTGTTGTGTATCAAACCGAGCAAGATCTTGTTGACCTTCTCTTGATCCTGCCCTTGGATGTACGGATCCTTGGTGTAGAGTACGAGGACAAAGATTTTACCGGACGCGGAGAATGTTATGATCGCGGCATTGAGATTGTGTTCAACCGCAGAGATCACTCATTCTCCAGTTCAAGCCTGCGCAAACGTGTGGTAGCTGCCGAAACTTACAAGGTGTTGAAAAATGGAGCCTCTTGAACCACCACCGACTTTCAAAGTCTACACTGTGATCAAACAAACAGGCATGACCCTGGGCTATGTTTATAGTGGTGTAACCAATACCATCAATCTTGGTGCTGGGTTCTATGGTACCAGGCACGAAGCCGAACAGGCCCGAACCTACGAGCTGCTCAAGGACTCAACTGATCCAAAACCACGATATCATGTGTTTGAGCTAGAGGTTCCCAATCCGGCGTACCAAAAATAAACCAAAATCCATTGACTTGAATTTAGTTATATGCTAATATAACGGCATGAAATATCTACTTATTGACACAGCCAACACGTTCTTTCGTGCTCGGCACAGCGCCCATCGTGCTTCAGATACCTGGACCAAATTGGGTTTTGCCTTGCATGTTACTCTAATGAGCGTAAACAAAGTGGCTCGGCGTTTTGGTGCAGATCATGTGATCTTCGCACTGGAGGGTCGAAGCTGGCGCAAAGATCACTACAAGCCCTACAAAGCCAATCGTGCTGTGGCCCGGGGCAAGATGTCAGAAACAGAAGCAGAAGAGGACCGGCTGTTCTGGGAAACCTATGATGAGCTGACTAAATACTTGACAACAAAAACAAATTGTAGCGTTATCCGACATCCCGAAGCAGAAGCCGACGATGTTATTGCTCGTTGGATTGCACTACACCCCCAAGATGAACACGTGATTATTTCCAGCGACTCGGACTTTGTCCAACTCGTGGCACCCAACGTTCGACAATACAATGGTATCACGGACGAGCTTATAACCCTCGAAGGCTATTTCAATGCCAAGGATCAACCTATCACTGATAAGAAAACTAAACAGCCACAGACCCTTGAAGATCCACAATGGTTGCTATTTGAGAAGTGTATGCGTGGCGACACGTCAGACAACGTATTCAGTGCATATCCTGGAGTACGTGAAAAAGGCACAAAGAATAAAGTTGGTTTACGCGAAGCCTTTGCCGACCGAGACCGAAAAGGATATTCTTGGAACAATATGATGCTTCAACGTTGGACAGATCACAACGGCGAAGAGCATCGTGTGTTGGACGACTATGAGCGCAACCGCACATTGATTGATCTCACAGCACAGCCCGACCACATCAAGGCCATGGTTGACAGTGCTATTCGTGAACAGATCAGTCACAAGGATGTGGGACAAGTTGGCATCCACTTCATGCGTTTTTGCGGCAAGTACGAGTTGAACAAATTATCAGAGACAGCAGAATCAATCAGCCGCTGGCTCAATGAAACCTACAAAGGAGTATTAGATGATAGTAGCCAAACCAGTGATAGACAAGCAATTTTGGATTCTCAAGCAGGATGATCAAAAGATTGGCAATATTCAGGTCACCCCTGATGGCAGTTATGAAGTAAAGATTTTAGACTATGTTAACAGGTACAAGACCATGCCCATGGTGCGAAAGGCCGTGGGTATTGAGTTTGAACCAGCAGAAAAGAAGTCAAAACCCGCAACAGACTCGGTACATGGTTACAGCACAGGATGCCGAGCATTCAATGGCATGTGGGACGTGAAACACCGGTTGCCACTGTTTACCAAGACCACAAAAAGCAAGTCGTGGTTTGCCGCAGGATACTACTGGGTCAAACAACATCGTAACTGGAAACTGCAACACAATCCCAAACTTATCGTGTTAGAACGTTACCCCTATCACGGTCCATTTCATAGTCGAGAGGAAGCCAATGACAAACCCGTTTCGTGATCAAGAAAAATTTATGCGAGCCTGTGACCAAAGTGTTGAAGGCCGCAATGAAGCACAATTCAAACTGTACTATGATTTGATTGCAGAAGAATTTGCAGAACTCAATGCCGCTGTGGCAGCAAGAGATCAAGTGGAGCAACTGGATGCCTTGCTAGACATTCTGGTTGTGACTATTGGTGCCATTCACTCCATGGGTGCCGACGGTGAAGGTGGCTGGAAAGAAGTCATGAGCACCAACTTTGCCAAGATCGATCGACAGACTGGCAAGGTGCGCAAGCGTGAAGATGGCAAGGTTCTCAAGCCTGTGGGTTGGACTCCGCCCGACCTCAAACCCTTTGTCAAAAAGGGTAACTCATTCAACAAGTTCTCATGAGCCTACACATTAACCGTTTCATTGATTTGATCAAGGCACAGGAGAGTCGCGGAGGCAGAGATGTATCAATGCCCTTGCGAGATGCCAAGGATCTACACGCTGATATCACAAAACTTCTGCTGGCCTTGGAGGAAACAAGACGTCAATTGGTTGCTCAAAATCAACCCATTGAAGTGGAACTCACTGGCGGAAGTTTCAAAAACTGAGCAGTTTATGGGATAAATAAACTGGGAGTTTAATATGTCAAGACCAAAGCCACAGGTGCTGATTGAGCACACAGACAAGCAAACCTACAAGACCGAGCAAGTGCTAGCGTCGGAAGGAGTGTGGGCTGTGTTCTTTGACAACAAGCCCATTAATCTCAAGACGTCAAACATGCTGACGCAGTATCCTGGACCCAAGTACAAAAAGGTAAGTTTCTCCAATCCTGGACATGCCAAGAACTTGGCCAAGAAACTCAACATACAGTTTAGAACAGACAAGTTCACTGTGGTGTTGTTGAAATCGGGGGACACAGTATACCCCAATGGTCAATAAACAAGAACTCACTCGTAAGTTGATCAGCCAACTTCAGGGCGAAGACCGTCCTGATTTTGAATCAGCGTTAATTGCCTGGTGGCAAGACTGGCGCACCGATTCGGGATTGCGACTCACAACAGAAGGCCGCGACCTAATGGACTTGCTGGAGTACGAATCCTACCGATTTGAAATCCCTACAGTTATTGCAGTGGTTCCCCGAAACCTGCTGATACTTGACAAGAAATTGACTTGCCCGTATCATATACGACTGGGCAAGAAACCCCAACTGACCTTGTACGGTAGCAAAGAAGCCACACTTTTTGCCCTGTTCAATAACCCTGACAAGTTCATGGCTTTGCTGGCCCAGAGTTGACCAAATAATCCTGATCGTTTATACTGTAATTACACCATCCCGATAACCACCGAGAAAGGAGCCCAAAATGGCAAAAGTCAATGTCAAAGAAGGTCTATGGAGAGTCCAACTCGTGGAACGTGAAAGGGGTTATGGTCAGCGCATTATCTGGACCGAGTACTACGACAACGAAGCAGAAGCCAAGGCCCGAGGTGTTGCTGTTACAGACTACGGCGATCCAGAGGACTATTATGTAGGCGAAGTTAGTCGTTGCTAACTTACAACAAAGTCGGTTAGTACTTGCTAATCTAAAAAAGTAGTACTTTTTCAGTACTACTTTTTGATTGACCGAAATTACCCGATTTGCTATAATATACACATGTTAAGAAAAAAGCGTTCCGATCGTAGCCACATTGTGTACTTTATCCAAATTGGATTGGAGTACTACATTGGTATTACCGCCAAAACTCAACGCACCATCAACATGAGCCTGCGTAGCCGTGTGAACAAGCACATCTATCGCGCTCGCACTGAAGACAAGTCGTGGAACCTGTACGAAGCAATTCGTGCCGCTGGTGAGAGTGCTGTTAACTATGCCATTATCGACGTGGTGCGTGGCAAAGACGCGGCCCACCGGTTGGAACGCGAACTGATTCGTGAGTTTATGCCCACACTCAACACTGACGTGCGTGTCAAGCAAACGGTTGACCAATAATTGGCGATTTGCTATAATTGAAGCATAGTAAGAAACAAGGAGCCCCAATGAAACTGTTGATCACTACCCAAGTTTACGAAAACTATGGTGACGCCGACAAGCCTTATTGGAAGGCCAAAGGCGGGTGTGACTACGTGGTCAAGAACTTCAAGGGCAATCGTCGTCCCAGCGTTGCAGATTCCGCAACAGAAGCAGTCATGGCTCTGCGCTCGCAGATCGAGCAAGACAACGAATACTACCGCGAAACAATCATTGACTTCCGTATTGTTGCCGACGACTACCTCACCGAGTTTGAGAAATCTCAACTGGAATACGAAGGCAAAATTCTCTTCCCTGCTAAAGAACTCGTTATTTAAGGAGCAAAACATGCTGATTGACTATACCTCAGAGCCCGCTGTAATTAACGGCAAAGAATATGATCAACGTCACGGCGGACCTTTTGATCGCGGTGCCGCCGACAGTTATTACAATCGTCCTCGTCGTCCGCACTTCTTCACAGACGCTACCTATCTCAGCGACGAGATCACAGAGCGTTTTATGACTCGTGCCCAAATTGAAGCATACAATGCGGGCTATGACTACAACGAACAATTCGGCGACAAGAAACTTTGGGACTGAACCATGGAAAAAGAAATCGAACTGAAACCCGGCGAAGGCAACTTCTATTGGGCAATGACATTCCACTGGGCTGTGGTTGCTGTGGCCATTGTGCCCGTGGCCTTGGTGTTGCTCCTAGCCATTGTGAATCCGTTTTGGTTCCGTGACTCGTTTTTCAGCCTGATTGAACGTGGCGTGAACCGACTGAGCCGCTGGCG